CCTTGTCCAGATAATTTTACTTGTATTTCTTTTAAGCTCATGCCATAGTTTTACTTCAGGTTTCATAAAGGTAACCTGACTACAGCTTGCCTATTATTTTTCCCATTGTTGTGGTCGGTTCTTTTGTTTTTAGAACCAATCGATGAGATTCTTTACTACCAATTAATTTATTTTCAAGTAATTTTACACTATGCAAATCAAGAAATTTACCATTAGGTAATTCAATTTGAACTCTTGCACCTTGCGCAACTGGAGAGATTAAAAACTTATCTAATACTACTCTAAATGTCTTTCCGTCTATCATATTTCTAGGGTTGTTTTATATCCCATATATTATATATTGCAAGTATGAGTCAAGAAGTTGTCAAAAAGAAGGCACATCCAGCGGATGTGTTGACTGAAATGCAGCGAAGGTTTGCAGACTATTTGGTGTATAACCAAGGCAGAACTACATTCACAGACGCAGCATTAGCGGCTGGGTATAGCCCCAAAAGAGCTAGAGTTGAAGGGTCCGAACTAATGGACAATCCTAAAGTCATTAAATACTTACGTTATAAGACTAACGAAGTTAACAGATCCTATACGGTTACTAAAAATAATTATGTATTGAGACAGCAAAAGTTATCCAAAAAATTAGAAGATGAGGGTAAAGCAGAGAAATGTCTTGGCTTTGAAAACCTTATTGGTAAAGCAACAGGACAATTTATTGAGACACATTTACATGGTAACCTAAGTGATTTGTCTAAATCAGAAAAATTAGAAGAAATTAAAAGATTAAAATCCCTACAGGCAGAGAGAATTGAAGGTATATCTTCTACAAAACTTATTGAAAAAAACTCAGATTCTAAAGAGTAATCTTTTCCATTTTAACAACACAACCAACAGGAAATATATTTCTATCAGAAAATGAAACATCTTTATCTTCATATGACGCAAATGACCAAACAAATTTTTTTGTTTTTTTGTAAATGTATGCATGTGTTATCATTTTGCTGCATTCGAATTTATCAAATTCTTCTGGTGATGCATGGCCTGCATCGCCCGTTATGTCGACCCACTCGATGCGGTAAAAATAATACTTCTTCGAACCGATCTTAACATGCTTATATTTTGATTTCTTATTTCTGGTCATACCTCTGTATACTCCAGCTTTTATAAAATATAAATTTAAATATATAAATCATGTGCGCGCGACCCTTAAATCGTTGGTATTGCTTGCTTTTTGATACTTTTGTACCAATTGTACCAAATGAAATATGAGGGTCTTGGTACAAAAATGAACGAATAACCATTGGTATATCTATCTTTTTTGATTTGTACCAATTGTA